TAGCTATTCCGGAAGTCCATTCCCAGCCATCAACCCCCTCAAAACAGGAGATAACGATGGCCGGATGGCTCTCGAATGGCGTACCTCAGCAGACCCTTTGGACTGGCAGCGAGCTGTCGAACTATGACACTCAGGTTTCCAATGGTGCCAATCCGCAGATGGCTGCCAGCACTCTCATGCAGGAAACCGCTGCGGCCTTGTACTTCGGCCAGGTCAAGGACAAGACCATGGTATCGGGCTCCCGGTACTATTCTTCGATCAATGTCGGCTTTCCCGCCACCATCACCGGCATCCAAGCCTTGGTCGGCACCACGGGCGGCACCGATCTGTGGATTTTCGAGCTGCACAGCCCCACGGGCACGCTGCTGGCCACATCGACCACCTCGGGCACGACTGCCGGCACGGCCAGCACTTGGCAGCGTCTGGCCTTCACTGCCACCTACAACCTGACGGTGCCGGGAACCTATTACATCGCCGTCCAGTCCAATGGCACGACCGCCAAACTGGCAACCCTCAACAGCGATGTGAACCCGACCCTCACCGGTTCGGCCACGGGCGTATTTGGTACCGGCGCCAGCATCACTCCCCCCACCACCTACACGGCCAATCTCGGCCCAATGGCCATGTTGTATTAACGATTCCACACCTGTCTGTGGCGCCACCCTCCTATAGACAGTGTGCCCGCCGTGTTGATCCCGAGCGGCGGAAAATTCGGGATCACCAAATTCAGGAGTTTGCATGACTGCCAATTCCAGCGTCCGCACTGCTACGGCGGTTGCCGACCCCAACAATCCCAGCAACACCTATTTGCCAGCACTCAACAATGTGCGGGTAATTACGGCCTCGACTTCGGTCACATTCAATCCGCCTGTGCGGGTCCTGGTGGCGAACACGGCTGGCAACGTCAATCTGGTCCTGGCTGGTTCAACAACCCCTGTTGTCGTGGCCCTCACAGCCAAAGTACCCAGCTCACCTCAAATGATGATCGTCCAGGTCCGCACCACCAACACCACCGCAGGCACCATCAAAGGACTCTACTGATGCCAAAGAAGACCGCGAAGAAGGGCAAGTCCGGTAAGGGCTGCTGAGAAATGTTAGAGTGCTTGGCGCCTGAAACTACACCGCGGCCAACAGGGCTGATGTCCCAGTGGCAGCCAGGCCAATCGGGAAACCCACTCGGCAGGCCCAAGGGTTCTCGGAATAAGCTTGGCGAAGACTTCATTCGCGCCCTTCAGGAGGATTTCGCAGAGAACGGCAAGCAAGCGATTGTGGAAGTCCGCACTGAGCGCCCTCACGAATATCTCAAGGTTGTGGCCTCGATCCTTCCCAAGCAAGTAGAGATCAAAGAGGGCAATTTTGACGGATTCAGCGAGGAACAGCTCGCCGCTCTCGTTTATGCCGCGCGATCAGCTCTCGGCATTATTGAAGGCAGCGGAACGGGAAGCGCAGACACGGGCCAGCCGTAACAAGCTCAAGTCTTACAAGCCATACCCCAAGCAGCGCGAGTTTCACGCGCAGGGGAAAGTCCATTCTGAGCGCCTGTTCATGGCCGGCAACCAGCTGGGCAAGACGATTGCGGGGGGCTTTGAATGGGCCATGCATCTCACGGGGCGATATCCTGACTGGTGGGATGGCTATGTCTTCGACAAGCCTGTTCGGTTTTGGGCTGCTGGCGTCACAGGTGAATCCACCCGTGACAATCCCCAGCGCATCCTCATAGGCCCTCCGCAACAGAGGGAAATGTGGGGCACGGGGGCAATTCCACATGATTGTCTCAAGGACTGGGACATCACACGCGGCCTACCCAACGCGATAGATAGCGCTGTGATCAAATGGGGTGGGGGAGGCGACGTACAGGCGCAAGAGTCTGTTGTGGCCTTCAAGTCCTATGAGAAGGGCCGCGAGAAGTGGCAGGGAGAGACGCTGCACGGCGTCTGGTATGACGAAGAACCCCCGCTGGATATCTATACCGAGGGCACGACACGCCTTCAGGCCAATAACGGACTGGCGATCATTACGTTCACGCCTCTCAAGGGTATGTCCGAGGTTGTAAGCCTGTTCCTCACCGATGCCATGCTGAACCAGCTACAGGAAAGGGCCAAGCTATCAGCCGCGGCATAACGATGATGACGATTGACGATGCCGAGCACTATTCGCCCGAGCGTCGCGCCGAGATCATCGCCGGATACCCAGCGCATGAACGCGATGCCAGGTCAAAGGGAATACCCGTGCTGGGCTCAGGTGCCGTGTTCCCGGTGGCGGACGAAGACATATCGATTGCCCCATTCCCCATTCCCCACCATTGGCCCCAGATCAATGGGCTGGACTTCGGGTATGACCATCCCTTCGGGGCTGTGAACTGCGCCTGGGACCGCGACAGTGATGTGTTCTACGTCTGCAAGGAGCATAGCGTCAGGCTCCAGGGCCCTATCATGCATGTGGCGTCAATCAAGCCATGGGGCTGGTGGATACCAACGGCATGGCCGCATGACGGCCTGCAGCATGACAAAGGCGGATCGTGCGAGGAATTGGCCGCTCAATACCGCACGCAGGGCCTCAACATGTTGCCCGAGCGGGCCACTTTTCCCGATGGGGGAAATGGCGTAGAGGCCGGTGTCCTCGAAATGCTCGACATGATGCAGACAGGCCACTGGAAGGTCTTCAGCACATGTGGCGGATGGTTCTCGGAGAAAAGGCTCTATCACCGCAAGGATGGCCAGATCGTGAAGATCAAGGACGATATCCTGTCCGCCTCCCGATACGCCTTCATGATGCGCCGCTTTGCCGTGACGCAGGTGAGACAGAAGGTCGGCCCGCGCCGGCCAAGGGGGGATCTGATGGGGCAATCCTCATGGATGGGCAGATGAAACACACGCTGACCGGCACGGAACGGCGCACGCTGCGCATTGCGCGTGCGAGAGCCTCTTCCAAATGGACCAATGGTGGCCGCATCCGGGCCAAACAGCCGGCGCCCATCACGCTCAGATTAAAAGACAAGCCAATTGGCAACTGATGAACATTCTTGAGCGGTTTGAAAGCAAGGTTGAGAAGGGCGAACCCGGTAAATGCTGGATATGGCATGGGACGCGATCTGGTCCTCGCTGGAAAAATAGCTCTATTCCCGGGTATGGAAAATTTCAATTGGGTGGCAAATCGCAATCTGCCCATCGGGTCGCATTCTGCCTTTATCACCATGAGATTCCCCATGGGCTTCATGTCTTGCATAAATGCGATAATCCACTCTGCGTGAATCCAGACCATTTATTTCTGGGTTCCCATATCGACAATATGGCCGATAAGCACGCCAAAGGCCGTGAGGTTCTGCCGCCCAGCGGGGAATTGCATCATAAAGCAAAGCTGGCTGAGTTTGAGGTGCGGTCAATCCGGAAGAGTCCATACCCCAAGCAATACTTGGCTCAAACCTATGGCGTGAGCGTCTGCACTATTAATGACATTCAGAAGCGCCGGTCTTGGCGTCACATTGAATAATGGCCACATCGGATACATTTCACGATCAACCGGAAGACCAGGGCACTCCTGACGAGAAAATCGTCAAGGAGGCCATGCGGCGTTTTGATGTCTGCGCTGCGGTGGAGAATGACTGCCGCCTGCGCTTCATCGAGGACATCAAATTCTGCAACGCAGACGCGGACAATCTCTACCAATGGGATGAGATGACGCGGAATGCGCGCGGATATGGAACGATTGATGAGCGCCCGTGCCTGACCATCAACAAGACGCGCCAGCACTGCCTCAACATCATCAATGACGCCAAGCAGAACAAGCCCAGCGTCAAGGTCAAGCCGGTCGGCAATGGCGCCACCTATGACGCCGCCCAGGTCTATGAAGGCATCTGCCGTCACATTGAGTACATCTCCAATGCCCAGGCGGCTTATGACACCGCGACCACGTTTCAGGTCCAGGGCGGCATTGGGTGGCTTCGCCTGGCCACGGATTACCCGGACTATAATGACCAGTCCTTTGACCAGGAGATATTCATCAGGAGGGTCAAGGACCCGCTGACGGTCTATTTGGACGTGGATATCCGCGAGGCCGATGGCTCCGATGCCATGTATGGCTTTGTGTTCGATGACATGCCGAGGGACCGCTTCAAAGAGAAGTTTCCCAAGTATGCCGATCTTGCCAACAAATCCCCTCTTGACGTGTCAGGGAACTGGCTCCGCGATGATCAAGTCCGGGTGGCCGAATATTACCGGATTGTCGAAAGCGACGATAAGCTGGTGTCCTACATCGACTGGAACACTGGCAGCCGCACCACATCCAACAAGTCCAAGATGGACAAGGATGATTACACCAAGGCCATAGATGATCCCCAGACCAAGGAGCGGGACATCATGGACCGCAAGGTGGAATGGTATCTGATCGCCGGCGACAAGATCATTGAACGCTCCATCTGGGCAGGGCGCTATATCCCGCTGATCCGGGTGATCGGGGAAGAGACCAACATCAATGGGCAGTTGGACCGCAAGGGCCACACTCGCGCGATGAAGGACCCGCAAAGACTGGCGAACTATTGGTATTCAGCGGCAACAGAGCATGTCGCGCTGCAATCCAAGACACCCTACATCGGCCCGATGGCGGCTTTCGAGAACCTGGAGACCTATTGGGATTCAGCCAACACCGTCAATCATGCCTGGCTGCCGTATAACGCCTATGACGATAAGGGACAGCCGATCCCGCCTCCCGAGCGCCAAGCGCCTCCCACCATGGCAGAGGCCTATATCAAGGGCCTTATGCTGGCATCGCAGGAGCTGAAAGAAGTCTCAGGACAGTTCGAAGCCGATCTTGGCATGGAGGGTAACGAGAAATCCGGCGTTGCCATACAGCAGAGGCAGCGCCAGGGCGATAACGCGACCTACCACTATATCGACAATCTGGCCTTGGCGATACGGTTTTTGGGCAAACAGCTCATCGATCTGATCCCCAAGATTTACGACACCAAGCGGATTGTAAAGATTCTGGCCGAGGATGGCGTTGAGCATGAGGTGCAAATTGATCCTCAGGCCCAGCAGGCCTATCAGGTCAAGCAGGAACAGCAGTACGAGACCGTCCAGAGCATCTTCAACCCCACGGTTGGGCGCTATGATGTAGAGGCCGATATTGGTCCTGCCTATGCCACGCGCCGGCAGGAAGCCTTCCAGGCCCTGACGCAGCTTATGCAGAAAAACCCCGAATTGATGCATGTGGCCGGGGACTTGATGTTCAAGGCTGCTGACTTCCCGATGGCGGACAAGATTGCGGAACGCCTCAAGCCCAAGGAGGGCCCGACACCCCAGGAACAGGAAGCTGCCAAGCAGA